TGCAAATATACTACTTTCTTCTTGCTCTTTCAGCCTCCATCCTCTCAGCCTCTAAAATGTCGTGAATCAGTAGGGCATAATTCAAGAACTCCACCGCCTTCATTGCGAAGATGGCATCGAATTTCAGCACGTCCTTGTTTGCCATCCTCCAGACCACCATCAGCCATCCGTACCCAGCGAGAGGGCTTACGTCAACTCCCCTGCCTTCGTCATCAGGTGCTTGGAATAATCGCTCAAAACTTTCAAGTAGGGTTCGGAACTTAGCAAAAAAAAACTGACAACCCCCCAAACATCGCCCACCTTGGCGTGCTTCTTCATGAGTTCGGCTCGCTCCGCATGGGCAGCCCCGTCGTACTTTTTCGGGAAGAATCCGAATAGACCGCCTTCCCGGCACAAGGTCGCCATGATTCGGTGAAGGTTTTGGAGCAGTTGTTTTTCGTCGGTCGTGTTTGCGTCCATTAACTCTATCAACTGACCGGCAGTCAACTCATCCGTGAACACCGTCGGGATCCACCACTTGCCCCCGGCTTTGAACTTTCGCTTGTAGCCCAACGCAGGCAATGCGTTCCACTCGCTTATGATGGCCTTGTAACGCTTTAGGACGCTCTTGGCGGACATCTCTCGGACGAGTGATATATCCACCCCCTCAACGATTGCAACGACCCCTGCACGCTTGTCGTAGTCCCCAAGGACGCTTGAGAACTCAATGGCTCCGATGCGTTGGAACTGGTCGATGGTTAGGTCTTGGAGTTTCATAGCCATAACTTGGGTCTTGAGTTGCAACGGATTTCGGGAACGACAACCATAGGCAGGTTATTCAAAAGAGCAAGGTTGGTCAGGATGCTTTGGTCGTGCCTGTGGTCAATGAATGATGGGTGGTTCGGATATTCGCTTGGGTCGTCATTCACAGCCTTGTCAACGTGCAGCCACTTGGACCACTCGTACATGAGGTCAATCGTGAAGTCGGTCTTGCGTAAGCCAAGGAACCCCGCCTCTATCTGCATCGGTTTCTCGTTAAAGAATTGCAGGCAGTCCATCAATGCGTAGCAGTCGCCCTTGGTGTAACTTATGTGGTTGTGGAAGTTTTGATGCAACAGGATGGGGTTGTCTTGTAGGTACTGCTTGGCAAACTCAAAGCAGCCATCCCCGTGCAGGTCTTGAGCATCTAAGTAAAGCAGAGCCTCGTCCTCCTGCAAGTCAAAGAGAGCGTCAAGGATGATTTGAGGCTTCCACCTCCACCAGTTGTTGCCCCTGCCCGGTCGTTTCTCGTCATCGGTCGTTGTAATCGGGAAAGGGTACTGATTCGCCTGCGCCCTCGCTGCTGGAAGGTATTCACTCGTTGCGTAGTTGACCCCGACTAAGTACATCTCAGAACCCGTGAGAGTTTGCGAAGGCGTGATTGAATGCAGCCACGTTGTAAGGGATGTCAGCGAATCGCTGCGAGTATGCTCGTTCTAAAATGTGGCCGACGTGGGGAATAGCGACCAACTTTTGCTCAATGCAAGCGATGGTCAGGTCAAGGTAGGAATCGTCCCAAGTCAGCGTGTAGTTGGAAGTTACAGGCACGACGGGTTGATAGAACTCCTTTGCACCCCTTCCAGTCAGTTGCTTAATGTGTGGCTCGTAATTATCACCACACGACCAGTAAGGCACAACGTCCACAGGGACTCGGAAATAGGCGCAGTAAGCCCGTTGGTCAAAGTCGCCTGTCTTGGTGAGGTCGTACTCGAAGAGGTTCACGACATCGCCCTTCTTGATGTAACCGTTTTTGGCTAAAGCGTACCATCCAGTCCAAGCGACGAGGTTTCGGTGGCTCTCAATGTTGTCGGGTTCGTTTCTTGCGATAATGTGGTCAAGGCCAGCCATGCCGTCAAAGTCCTTGAACCCAAGCATGACCCAAGTGTAGGGAAAGAAGTCCCTGAACCTGTCCTCGGATTCGCATTGCTTCACAATGTCCGTGTCGTGGCAGAAGATGTAAGTTTTTGCCTTCATTTCTTGTAGAGGGTTAAAAGCATCCTGCCTCGTTGGTCCGTTGACCCCTTGGATTCGTGTGGCTGCAGTTGGCTCGTAAGGTTGACCATCGTCAGCAGTTCGGCATCGTGGATGACCATCGTCCCACCGGGGTTGAGGGCTTTGTTGAACAAGGCAACCATTTCGGGAATCATGCCGTCCCCGTGGTCGGAATCGTGAAAGATAAAGTCAAAAGTCCTGACCTCTTGCAGGGCCATGTGGCTCGGTTGGTTGTTCCATTCGACTTTGAACTTGGACAGGAGTGCTTTGCGCTTATCTTCTACGGTTGTGTCGGTATCGTAAACCACCACGTCAAGCCCAGCCAAGGCGATAGCGAGCGTCGAGTGTCCGAGGTAGGAACCGAGTTCTAAAGCGTGGCCTCCCTTGTGTTTCTTGGCTTCCTCGTAGATTTCAATGATATGCTCTACCGCAGTCGTGTAGATATGCGAGTAGTCCAAAGCCTTGAGTTGGTCGATGTGTTTTTTCATGCTAAAAAGTTATGACAAATCGTTCGGGCGAAGGCCAGCCGGGGTTGGAATCAAAGACCTTGGTGTCGGGTTTCTTGCCAACCCAAGTTTCTGCTCGGAATCGGTGGTCCCTTGCAGGTTCTCCAAGTTCTTTGATGTGGGACGACTTGGCCCACCAAAAGTTGCCCCCAAAGTATGGATAGCCTTCGGGGTTGTTGTGGTCAGCCATGTGGGGGAATTGCTCCTTGGTAATCCAATGGCAGCCGACTGCATCCACGCCCTCCAGCAGTTGCAGGCAGCGTTCCCATGCGACCACGTTGAAGAATAGCATGGACCTGCCCCATAGTTGGGTGGTCAAGGATGGATTCGCAGCCCCCTTCGTGTGGGCGTACAGGTACACGGCTTCTTCCTCTTGGCTTGCCCGGTACATCTCGGTCAGGGTCGCCTGCTCCCAAGCGTTGGTTCGGGTAACCACGACCTTGACCTTATCGGCCACCATCGAGTTCTCCAGCACCTCCTTGACCGCTTTGCGTTGTTCGGGTGGACCGACGATGCCGACACGAATCTCATCCAAGACGTTGATAAGCCCGTAATTGCAGACGGCCATCATGTGTTGATTGAGGATTAACTGCCAGTTGCCCCCGCAGTAGATGTGGTAGTAGTGAACGACTTTCATGAGTTTATGAAAGTCATCATGACTGGTTCAAAATTGTCCTCAAAATACTGCTTTGCAACAAGCCATTGGTCGTCATGGTTCTTGGGGTTTCGGGCAATCATGTCCCCAACCTTCGGGCTTCCATTGTCCCTATCGGCTTGCGATATTGATATTCTTTCGGATAATTCTTCGCCTTCCTGAAAAGGGCGAAGTTCCGCAATTTGCTTTCTTCGGTATTGTTTAAACTCGCTCATAAGGTCCAAAGGAGGGTTAGAAGGGTGATGATAAAGAAAACGGCTGCAAGCGTCTTCCCGATTTCGATTAGCAGGTCAAGGATGCGTTCGGGGTTCATTTAAGCAGTAATAAAATCTTTCATATTGTTTGGGGTTTGATGCCCCAAAGTTACACCACAACATACTTCCCTGAGTTGCTAACCCTCAATTTGTTAAGGGCCACATACCGCATCGCATCGCAGGCGTGGTTGAAGGAGTCAATCGGGACCCCCGTGTTCTTGCCCTCTTTGTCGGTTGCCCAAGTGTAGGACCGCAGTTCCTTGATAAGGTTGGTCGAGTCCTTGGTTACCTGCAATTTAAAGCGTTTCAGGATGTCGATGCCGTTCCTGACCGAATCGGGGCCTTTGTCCGCTGGCTTGATGTTGAAACCAAGGCGATAGATTTCTTCGATGCTCTTGGGTTCGGCTGAATCCGCCACGATTTCCCAAGCCCGGGTAATGCCCAGCGACCGCAGTTTGTCTGCGATGTCTTGGTTCGTGAGGCCCGTGGAGTAGAGCAGTTCCTGAATCAGCAGGCAGTCCCCTTGGCGGTATATTGCTACGAGTGCGGTTGGGTCGTTGCTGAACCCCCAGTCAAGCCCAAGGGCGACGAATTTCGCACGGCTGACATCTATACCCTCCACCACCTCGAAGTCCTCGTATATCGCACCCTGTAGCGTCCCGACCTGACCGAGTCCATAGACCTTGTACCAGTTCGCCCAATACTCCGAAGTTTCAGCCTTGACCCTCGCTTTCTCAATGAAGTCCCTCGCACTCTTGGGGCAGGCTTCGTTGTCCTTGTAGGTTA